TGTTTCTTGGATGCAACCTGAGCCGTACAAGCGTGTTTTCTCAATAACCAATGCTACTGCAACTTATGATTTTGCTAGTGGTACTGCTGCAGGAAGCCCGCTTTTCACTAATGGATCTATTTCCGTTAGTGTATTGAACACACTCACTTCACCTGCTAGTGTGCCAATTGATCCGGTTCAGATTTTGGTCTCTGTGCGAGCGGGGGATGACTTTTGTCTTGCAAACCCTTCTGACGAGAAAATTCGATATTTGTCTCTTGCACCTGATGTTGAGTCACAGTCTTTTGAGATTGAGTCACAATCTGATGATGTATCGGATAAGTCGAAAGGTGAAATGGCACCTACGTCTGAAGTGTGTGTGGGCGAGTCTAATGACAAAGTGCACACCAAGATGAATGTTTTCTTTGGTGAGCGCATTGTGTCCTTCCGTTCTCTTTTGAAGCGATATCAGCTCTTGCAGGGTTTTGGTCTTACTAACTCTGCACGAGTTAATTCTCTTTCTTCGCGCGTACTAACTCTCTCTAATTTCCCATACTATAGGGGCTACTTTGACGATGGTATCAATACTGCCTTAGACGGTGTAGCTCCAGTCCCTTATAATTATACTAATAATACATTAATTAATTATTTAACACCCGCGTACGGTGGTTGGAGGGGTGCAATACGTTATAAGTATTTGTTGTTACCTTACTCTGACACCGAACATCACGCCACTCATTCCGTATCACGGTTTCCTGAGTCATCAGAGTATGATTCAGTGAATTTGTTATCAGTCGGTTCTAGTTCCAATACATCAGCTCGTAATATGCTTCGGCAAGATACTGGTTGGTCTGGTATGTCTGTGTCACCAGCACACACTCAACCAGTTCTGGAAATTGAATTACCTTTCTACTCACCAAATAGGTTCGCGTATGCAAAAGCCTTAACTGTGAATGGGGGGTATTCATATGATGATACTGACACGATGAACCATAGATATGTGGTGAATGCGACAGACGACAGCAATAGTCGTATGTCAATTAGGCGTTATGTCGCGACTGGTGAAGACTTTAATCTGTTTTTCTTCACCAATGTGCCCACTATGTGGGAATATGTGGACCCTGATCCATTTACTTAAACAGTAAATCCTAGTGGTAGTTGCTAGGTCACCTCGTGTGTTAAAACTGCTTTGAAACTAGCCTTTGTTTCAACCCGTTTTACGCACGGGGGAATTTTCTTAGGCTACAAGTTTCTTAGCAGTCAGATCCTACAGGATCAGACTATTTAC